GGCTCGGGCCAACTGGAAACACAGCCGAACTGCCATCCGCTATATTGGCATCCGCCGGATCAGCAAATACGTCAAAGTCATCACAACCCACTGGCTTGAATGCCACGGTAGCGGCAGTACCTCGCAGCGTAATTTTGTAGTGAGTATGATGAGGCTTCAAATTCTCCTCATGCTCCCCGGACACTGTAATAGGCTGAATATCAGCAGTATTAAACACCGATGTCATGGTGCCACCTCCTCTGGTTCAGGCAGCAGATCCAGTTCCGCTCGCCGGTTACACACATACCCAGACGGGTATGGCGACATATTGACCCCCGCCTGAATGGATACAATTTCCAGGGCCAGCCGGACGGAATCCCCCAAAATCAGATAAATCACATCGTTTTTCTTGATTCTGAACCCGTCATCACCCTCAATAGCTTCCGGTTCAATCAAGTACTGGCGTTCGTCGCCACTCTGGTATGTGGCGTCACCACGATCCACCAGCGATGACGCTGAAAACTGTTCAGCAGGTAAGGCAAAGCCATTCCCCACATGCTCATATTCAATATCATGCTCATCTTCAGCGCTGAGCACGCCCAACCCACCAATTGTGGGCATTCCGCCAGATACGGTATCCGATGTACGCAAAACAGAGCGCCGGAACACCTGGCACTCCAGCGTATTGGGGTGGTTTATGACGACGTTCCGAATCATCCGGCTAACGCCACCAGCAATATTGTTCAGCATTACACAAACCCCTGCCTGGCCAGCTCTGCCATAAAGTCTTCATGAGAGATGGCACCGGCCTGAAGTTTCCGGGCATAGTCCGCAAGCTCGCCCCGGCGCGTTGCCTTAGCCGGACTTCCATTTGCAACAGATTTAACACGGGGGGCAGACTGTACAGCCTGCTGCAAGGCTCGTAATTCAGCCCTGCGAGCACGTTCTCGTCTATTTCGGGCCTCCCTATCATCCGTCGTGTTAATTTGCCGTGTGCGCGCCGGACGGCCTTGTATCGCATTGGCCTCTTTCTGACTGAGACGCGAGTTTGCCCTGTTATTATCCGATGCCTGCAAGCGCTTCAGGTGCATAATCAGGAATTGCTCAAACACTGCTGATGACTGCAGTTCAGACATAGCCCTGATCACGTGCTTACATGCCACTCCACGCAGGTGAGGGTTACGGATTTTGGGATAACCCAGCTCCTGCCGTCCGGCGGCAAACCCGCCAATCGTGGCCAGATAACGAAAAAAGTACCGGTGGCGCTCACAGTCACACTCAAACGCCATTTTTTGTTTTCTCAACCAGTTCGCCACTCGCTTTATGGCCTTATCATCCCCTGCCTTCACGCTGGCCAGCCGAATACCGGCCTCATTCATAGCATTCATTTTCACGTTGATGATGTGAGAGGTTTTACCGCTGCTGCCGCTGGCACTGGTTTTAATCCGTAGCTCGTCTCTTCTGATGGACACCGGAATAGCAATCCGAATTTCACGCCGGGCCTTCTCAAGATCATTGCTGCACCCATTGTTATCGTCTGGGTTTTTGTAGTTCAGAGGCGTTGCCGCCGATACATCAATGATTTGCTGCGGCGTAATTCCCTCGCCTTTGAAGTTTGCGCGAGCCACTCGCATATTTTGGCGAAACAGTGCCATGTCATGGCGGGTGATGGGCCGCACCTTGCCACCCATCGTGGTGAACAGCGTCCGAGAGGCATCCCACTCGCCTTGAACATCGCGCTTGGTCAGAATGACATTTTGGTTCTTGGGCTTGTTTTCAGCTTCCTCTCTCTGCCTTGCGTCTTCGTCCAGACGCCACCGCAGTTCCTTTACGTGCCCACCAACCCGGAACAGCTCATCATCATCGTCACTCATATATCAATCCACGTTGGCTGGTGGTTGCTCCGGTACTCCGATAGTGACTCAAACCCCGCAAGCCGCTTGATTCGATACAGCACGGACTCATTCGGCAAAGCCAGTCGCTGCTGTTCCAGCGGCTGCTCCAGCGTATCCAAGCCTGCCGCTGCCATTACCGCCAGAAACTCATCCCTACGACCGTACACGCGGTACGAAACCAAACTCAGATCAAACATTTCATCTGGCTTGGTCTCGTACCAGATCACACCTTGGTGCCACTCTCGCGCCGCCTTGGCGAAGTCACGTATTTGCCGATAGTAGCTACCGGCAGCCTGGGGGTTTTTTTCAATCATTGTCAGCGCCTGCTAAATCGTCACGACATGACCGGCCATCAGATTTGATAGATCATCAGCCATATCCAGGGTTTGAGAAATATCCGCAACATTGGAAACGTATAGGCACGTAGCTAACACAGCGACATGGGAGTTCGTAAGATCAGAAAGCCGATATTTCCAACCATTGGCATCAAGGCTGTCGCGCTCGATGACACTGATAGGGTTGGCGGTGGCCACTACTGGATCAATCTTGAGGGCCACACCACCTTTTTGTGTTTTTGAATTTTGGCGATCATAAAAAGCCTCAACGCCATTCATGATCAGTTGATCACTGAAAAAATAGTCGTGTGCATGGCCTTTTTTATTGGTGATCAGTGTGTAGCTATCGTTTTTCCGAGAGGGTTCAAATGCCGTCAACCGACTAATCATCAGGATGTCTCTGTCGGGCGCATACAAGCCATACAGCGTTACAGGCTCTCCCATATACCCAGAGATGGCGGCTCGGATAAATACCGCTGCAGGTTTATTCATTTCGATACTCTCCCGGCAATACTGGCGTTATTAACAAGGGGAACATCATCATCAGCAACAAGTGGAATAGTCGCTTGTAGAGTCAGGTCTATGGCCAGTATTGTGAGGTTCTTTGAGTCAGTCGGTATGGAGCTGCCGTAGGCTTCAGGGGATTCGATATTCACCGGCCATTGCACCGCCTTGCCACAGATGGAGTGCGGTGCATAAAACCCTCGGTACACTTCAAGAAACGTGTGAAATTGCCCGGCAATGGATCGTGCAGTCGCACTATCGTGCGCAGCAATACAAAGCTGCGCGCGAAAATCAGCCTTCAGTGTTTTCATTCGCACGGCTTTGTCATCAGTACCTGGCACACCAACAACATGCTCCGGCACTTGACGGCCACGTGATCGATCAGTGGGAGTAAAGTCCTTCGCGATGGCCACCAGCACCACAGGCAACTTTGGTGGCTTGGTTGCAGCCTGATCAGTATCGTTTTTGTGCCATGAATCCACCATTGCCTGAGCTTCATCGATCATTCGGTCAGGCGCATAAGCGATAGACTTGTCCAGTCCGCGCTTCAGGTATTCTGCCATGGCTGTAGTCGTTGGAGTCATATCCTCATACCAACGCCCCAGGAATAAGCCAAACCCCGTCTTCAATGGGTCACTGATAATATCCATTACTAGTTACAACCCAATCGAGCATAAATACGACGTGTTTCCAAATCTTGTTTAGCCGGTTTTTCATCGGGGCTTTCAAGCGTCTGCAAAGGCGCAGAACCAAAACTCTGAATATCAGACAGGATGTCATTGTACGTACTTGTGAGCACCGGACGCTGGTGGCCGGTGATGCCATCCAATGTGACCGTATCCGACTGTCCACCAGCCACCAGCAGTGACAAATATTGTTGGTTTTCTGAGCCGAGACGCTCGATGGTCTCCATCGCCGCGTTTTCTCTGATGCGTGCGCAATCAAGTAGGTATATCAGACCGTCCTGCTGTTCCGTATTCACCGCCTCATAACGCTGCCCAGGCTCCATACTCTGCACAGAATCCAGAGACAAACCGTAACCTCGGTTTTGGTTGTAATTTGGCTCCTTGACGTAATCAAATCCATAGAAATGCGGCTTTCTCTCATCAATCGCAGACGAAAAGCCGCCCACGCGCGACACATGCATTGAGCGAGCGATCTTACCGGGGTTTGTTGAAAGAAACTCAGCTTGATGACGAATAGTGCCATCGTCATCGGCTTCCAGCAGCGTTGTCACCAGAGCCGGTTCCAGGGAGTTGACCTGCCCTTTCAAGATGCCACCCTCAGCAGGATTCCAGCCGAACGCCAAACGTGGCCAATGACCGTAATAGCCAAGCACATCACGAGATTTAACCATTTCTTGCATACGCGGGCTATTAATCAATGCAGCAATCTGCTGACAGTTAAAACTGCGATCTTTGCCAGTGTAGTGACGGCCACGATTGGCCAAGTTGTAGGTGATGATGTCGGTTTGCATAAACGCCACTCCAAAGAACAGCGTTTATAATCTCACCTGAGAAGGGGGCAAGCTGGTGGGTGTTTCCGGGTCAGAAGGCGTTGGTATTCAGCGGCCCACCAAATTCAATGATAGTGACTGGTGGCTCATGGTAAATACGCTGAATTTCCTGGGGGGCTTCATTCAGCCGGGCATTTGTAACGATGGGATCAAACGGTGCAGAATCTGCCAATTCGGTAATTTTCTGAATGACCTCATCTGTTCTCATATTGCCCTCTGGCGAAAATTCCAGAATGATGAATGGTGTCCCCTGTTTAACGTTGGCCACTCCCTTACTGAATGGGCCAAATTCAGAATCTGCCAACTTTGCATCAAAAGGGGTGCCAGTAGAGACATGGCGTAGCTGATCGATAAACTGTCTTGCTCTCACTGTTAAGTCCTCACGAGTTCATAGCATTACGAATTTGGCGAGCACCCTGAAAGCGACGGCCCCTAAACTTGTTTTTTATCAATTCTTTCCCGTTATCATCCAAGACAAACATATTGATAATTGGCGTTAGAAAAAATAGAACCAATGCGGCTATTGCTCGACTCTTCCTACGCGCCGCTGCATTGTTTCCTGATGGGTTCAGCGTCTGAAAAATTGCGATAAACCACAAAAACGATGTTGAAAACTTCACAAGATAAACAACTGGCAATTCCAGCAGCCTGTTGATCTTGGCTGACTCATAGCAAATATGAAGAAACATGCCAGAAGCGAATATAGCAGATGCCACCTGTGCGGCTTCAACTTGCCCAAATTGAGCACCGATAATATATAAAATAACTGGAACTCCTACGACCGAAAGGCATTTAAACAAATCATAGTAATCTTGATAAATAACCATGCCTTCATCGCCATCACTCAGCTTAAACTGTCTTGACCCTCGATATGCAATCAAAACCAATACCAGCCATGACAAAAAAACAACAGTAAACCAGTAATCTGGATACAACACCGTTAACTCAGCTAAACCATAAACAATACCGGCAGCGAGAACCACACCGACGATTGAAGCCAGAAAAGTTTTAAAGGCTAGCATTGCACCCCCTCCCAACCACTCTCAGTTTAAAACTGCTGACTGTCAAAGCCGTGCCGGGCGTAAATCCAAAGGCGATACCTATTCGCTCATTCATTCCACTCTCCTTGATTTTCTTACTCCTTCCATCTCGAATGCCATCAAATCCATTGAATGCGAGCATGAACAGCAATAGTCCAACAGGGTGTAGATTTTAGCAAGCACGACAACAATGGGTTCAAGCACTGTTGGACGACATGTAGAAAGGGGACAGCATACTCCCTTTCAAGGTCAATCAGTGGCAGTGGTATGGCTTAGAACCAGCATGGCAGCATTGGCCTTGCGGACTGTCTTTACGGCAGCCGCCGCCATGTGAGTGTGAAAGGCTGGCAACAGCAATCAGGGCCAATACAGCAACTATTTTTTTCATAAAAACTCCTTTTATTGTCAATAAGCGGTTTGTACCACTATTTTCAACTCTACCTCAAACTTGATGAAAATGCTTATTCGAGATTAATGACATCACATGCAACAACGAAATGATTGTGCGATATTCAATCTATGTTAATAACACAAGTGTTGTTCACCCAAATACCGCCTGACTTCTGACATTTTTGGGCCTTTCTTATGAGTTCATTTGTTATGGCTGTAGGCTCGACCCTCTCTTCTGCTTTACGAATTAGATTCACCTTAGGCTCAGAACAGTTATATACAAAGGCATCAGCTCGCCCGCCGACGACTTGCCATTTCGATGAAGTAATTGAGACGGTATCAGAGCCTGGGAAGTTGGCGGCGGCTTTATTTATGGCGTTATTGATTGCTTGACTTCTGCCAATCTCACCACTAAAAGCAGCGCTCTTGGACTTGCCGATAACGCTCCCCAGCAGGGTGCAGTCATTCAATATTGGGGAGCTTGAACGTACCAACTTTAGCCTGGAGGCTTCCTTTGTCAAGGGAACAGAGCAGCCTGTTATGGCTATTAGAAGCAGGGTTACAATCAATGACTTGGCTGGCATGTTACATCCCTGTATGAGCTTTACTGACAACAACGATCGCATAGGATAATACTGAAAAGGCGCTGTCAAAATCCAGTTCAGAGATTCGCAACCCGAAAATAACAAAGAAAACACAAGCCACGCTCGCGGTTTTTTGTGCCTGTGTGCTGCTACGGATCGACATAGAGAGGGAGTAGTCACCCTCCTACACCACCGGTAGCAATATGCGCGATGCGCCGGTCACGCACATCTTGTCCAGCATCCTGCGGAACCTGAACAGTGACCTTTACGTCGCCACGCCCACCAGCAGCAGAGCTGGTGGGTTTAATCGGCGGTGCATCCTTTATCACAACTGGATGCTGTGCTTTTGGAAGCTTGATTTCTGGCTGTGTAACCGACAACGCAACTGCGGGAGCATCACGGTAGCCGGATGTAACTCCCAGGCCAGCAGACCCCTGCACTGATGCTGCTACAGAGGGAGCAGGCAAGGAATTTACAGCCGGTACAGAAGGAGAAATTGGTACCCCATCTTCTTCAAACCACGATGACGCGTTTTTGTAAAATCCGGTCACCGTTTTTCCGATAGCATTCTCTTCAGTCAGGTACGTGCCCACTTTACTTGTAGTTTCTGATACCACGCTTACAGCTTTATCAACGATCATTGACCCAGATTCTGCAATGGTTTCAACGCCCGGCAGCGAGTCAAACAGATTCGCACCCATTTCCATCAAGTCTGTTATGGACTTCAGAGCACCATCAAAATCAAAATTGCTTGTAACGGAATCCCACATTGATTCTATGGATTGAGTTGTTGAATCCCAAGCCGAAGAAATCTTGCCTGGAATGTCCGCAGAGCGTAGGTCATTGACCCATTCACCCAGTTTTTCGCCGATGATTTTGCCGCCCTGATCCCCCAGGAAACCACCGACGATAGCCCCCACCGCTGCGCCAATTGGCCCAGCGATCGCTCCTGCAGCAGCACCAGCAAACATCCCGCCAATACCACCAGCCACACCACCGGCATTGCCCCCATGTTCGATATCTTTCTCTCTCCGACCCAGGCCATCATCACTCTCAATGTCATGAGCATTCCAAGCCGCTATTCCGCTTGCAATCAGAGCACCAACAACAGGTATGCGACGCAGCACACGACCAATCCCGCCGCGCCGCCCTCCATCCCTATCCCTATCCCTATCCCTATCCCTATCCCTATCCCTCCTCGACCCCGTCCCTGGCAAGTCAAGATCCGGCAGGGATGGGATAAGAGACGATATACCCGCCACCACAGCCGCTACCAACCCCAGTATGGATGTCATCAATGAAGAACCCTTGCCACCCACTGGTTTTCGCTCAATATCCTTCAGGATTCGGTTTTGAGCCTTTGAGTACCCAGTCTCAGACTTGCGAAACAACGACAATTCGCTCCAGATTTTTTGATACCAACGCTTCTGAAGTTTCTCCTGATCATCAATTTGAAACACAGACGATACGGACGACAACCCAGAAGAAAGAGGGCTTAACACCTCTCCTACCGCCTTGATAGACGGATCAACTTCCCCAACAGCTTGCGAACTGGCCGCCACGTTGCCAGCGGCACCGCTTATTGACTCCAAACTATCCAGAAGTCGGCTTTTGGTGTTTTTGTCAGAAGCCCGCACATCTCCACCCCCAAAGCGCCCATCCATTCTACGGGTGCTTGATTCCGGCTCGGCTACAGGCAATAAGACAGGGCTTGGTTGCGCAACAGCTTCAGGCAGGTTCGCGCTCTTGGTTTCGCGGGTGGCAACAGCAGCATCCAGCACAGTCGATGCGGGACGCGCAGTAGAAGGCGAAGAGGAAGGTATCACCTGTATCGGCAGTGCCATATCGCTGGTGGCATACTGGTGATACGCAACCACTTCTGCTGCAGGGGTGACGACACCAGAAAGAAGGCCCGCACCCTTGGTCTCGCGGGTGGCAATAGCAGCATCCGGCACAATGGTTTTTTCCCGGCGGCTCCGAACAACTCCTGAACCACCAGCGTCATGTTCAGTTAATGCTGGTGGCCAGGCAGGGCCATTGGACAGAATGGAACGAATGGCACCTATATCTGACCTTATGTCATTCAGAACATCAATTTGCTCTTTTAGGTCAATTCGATCACCAATCAGAAACCCTTGGCTGTCATGATTTAGTACAGGCATTAAATCACCTCAGTCCAAACAAGATCCAATCGTTTAAAATCATGGCCATCGCGGTCAAGGCTGGTTTCAATTGAGACCGGCCGGAAGTGCGCTTTCTCCACGAGCGCCTTTATTTTCTCCTGCGAGTCAGGATCTGGATTGATGTAGCTGTGGGTGATTTTAATTTCGACAGAGTACTCTGCCGGTAATCCAACAGTGCCGTCAGAATGAGCAACAAGGCTTGAAAGCCCTTTAAACCAGTCATGGATTGTTCCCTGCTTGTCATCCCAAGTACTGATTCTGAGTTCTACCGGCTCGCTGCCAGTCACAACATCCATTTGCAAACCACCGACCTGTTTACGCTCTCCCGATATTGTGAATGGCGAATAACCGATAGAACGAACAAACATATTGAAAAGTTTGGAATCCGATATCCCAGGGTCTTGGCTCACTTCAATCAGGAAAAGATTCTCTTTGGCCAACGGCTGGGCCGAAAACTCCTGGTAGTATTTGATGGCCTTTTCTGGCGTCATTCCACCGAACAATTTGGACTTGGTTTTCATAAACTGCTCACGAATAAGCTGACTACCCAGCTTATTGTCGAGCTTACTGGCCAGATCCATGACAGCGCCATCAACGTCACCCGTTTCTACTTGTCGCTTTATCTTGCGCAACTCTGGTGGCAGATATGCAAATGCAGCGTCATTCATAATGCGCTCGCCAAGCCCACCAGCAGCACCAGCGCTCAAATTGGACTGCTGCTGCGCCAACCGTGCTTTCACTTGATCAAACAGCGCCATGACCAGCCTCATCATTGCTACCGGTGGTTGCTTCTGCGTACACCTTTGCATCATCTTCATCCAACAGCATTTCTTTTGTTAAAAACTGGGTGATGGCTTGCTCACCCCATCCCAGTTCCCGTAGCTGCGACAGCCCACCCAGCACCATCAGAGCGGTATTCATCTTATCCATCTGTGTTTTCTGGCGTTCAGCTTCCAGCGCTGATATCGAGCCATAGAAGCTGATCACCCAAGGACGTTCACCAGGCTTGAAAACCAGTCCGTATTTTTTCAGCGTATGGATGTCTACGATATGATTCAGGAAATGACTCAGAGATGATCTGATGATTCGGGCACGCTCGGCTGCCTGGGCACTCATACGGAAAAACCCACCATCTCCCAGACCTCCTGACAACTGATCAGCAAAGCCCACCATGGATAAATCGGTTCCCAGAGAACCCGCGAGCATCCGGGCATGTAACATGATGTCTTCTGTGGATATGGTGGTGTTACGGCCACCCTCGCTCATTTTGGATATGCTCTGTATCTGCTTCTCATGAAACACAGGCAGGATGTGTTTGACGCGTTCCAGAAACGGCTCCCCGGTTCTCACAGCATGCTCGGCAATTTCCTTTGACTTCTTGAGCATGGTCACAACATTTTCCTGAAATTTCTTTTGCTGCTCCTTCGTCATTCCATCCATTTTCAGAGTCACAATTTCTTCGTCAATGGAATCCATTTGACGCTGGCCTACAAGCCCGATCAGGGCCGTATTAAGCTTGTTATATGCATCTTCCGCGTTATACAGGAGGGAGCCACCCGCCATGGCTGGCAGTAACGGTAGTTTTTTGGGGTCATCTTCGGTAATAGCCATCCGAATGGCTTTTTGAACAACACCATGCTGGGGAACCCACTGTGTGCGCGGCATTTTAAACCGGGCCATCTGGTCAATAGACAGTCGTTCTTGAGCTTTTTTACCGGTAGCAACGGTAAAGCCGACAGTGCGAGTGCCACGCTGAAATGGGAGCACAAGAGTCGGCCTGAACATTTCGTCAGTATTGATATCAACGATGCCAACCTTGTCCTCAGAGTACAGACGGGCATATGCATCCCCGAAAGCCGACCCGGTATACGACACTTCAAACGCAATGCGATTGAACAGGTCGCCCAGATCCTTCGCCACTTCATCTGCAATCCTGGCTTTTTGAGCATCTTTGGATGCATGTGCTGCACGCTCAATGAAAACCAGCGCCCCTGTGGTTTCATGGCCTCCAAGTGCTCCTGTCACCTGTAACTGAAGAGCGGTAGAAACAATGGGGTTTGCTTCCATTTCAGCCCACTTAGCATAAATATTGGCGCGGGCACGTGCCTGACGGTTGCCTGCAGAGAGCAATGACGAGACGGTAGCCGCCCCCTCAAACGCATAGGCATCAGAATCAATTAAATCGTGATCATCCTGGGAAGCGGTTTCCTGAATTTCATCAGCAACCTGAATTTCCTTACGAAAGGGCCAGACGCCTTTCTTCTTTGTTTTTGCCATGACAAGCCACAGTGTTAACTATGGCTTGATGGTAGAGGGTATTGCTGGTGGGGCACTGCTGGTGTTTCCGACGATCCACCAGCAGTATGGTTACATGAGTTCAGATTGGGCTATCGCGGTTTCCATATCGTCATCCCAAAGCGTCCACACGTCCCCTGACCCATCCAAATCAAACTGATTAGAGCCAACGAAGAAGGTACTGAGATACAGATCCCGGAACATGTCTGCTTTGACGATGGATTCCTCCGGCGTTTCGCCGGAATACGTTTCGCGCACACCAACATCATCATCGCTACCCAAGTAATACTCATCCTCTCCCAGCAACCGCTTTATTTCCCACCAGTACGGGCCATAGTCCCTGTAGCGAGCCGGTTCTTTCGCCAACCTCCGTTTGATGACATTCAAAGCGTGCCCTTTGAAATCCGACGTATCTTTGCTGGCCTGTAGATTTGCGGTCATTTCCTCAACAGCATTTTTCACGGTTTCAGGATCAAATAAAAATTCAGTGTATGCCATGTTTGTTTTCTCTTAACGGATACTGAGGTCTTCACCAGCGCGTGAATATTCTTCGATTAGGAGCTTGAATGCTCCACGTTTAATTTCCCATGCAACTTCGTTCCGCAACCACTTGAACCCACCACCATACCGACGGGCATAGGATTTGATCTGTTCTTTCCACACTTTTGTTTCACCGACCACCTTGATGTAATCATCGTCAGACTCTGCGGATTTACTTGTAACGCTCAGAATTTCATTGATGACGTATTTCATATCCCATGTCATGACATTTTCAATATCACCACCCACATCAAACCATGGCACCGAGTCTTCAAAATATTCAGACACGGCTGCATCAACAGCCACGCTCGTCGCCTCCACCGTTTCCAACTTAGCGCGCAGTGAATCTGCTGACACCAGTGGATGAACCAGATCACGAACGACCCGATACTCATCCGGGCCAAAATCAGCTACCTTGGCCCGGATACCATTGGCCTTGTAGTAATCAAGCAGAGCACTCGCCGCCGTCAACGCCCCAATAGGCTCAACTTCCACAGAACTCGACACAACAAACTGCGCAGGATACGAATTAAAGCGTTTGATAACACCTGATTGCTGCTTAATGATTTTGGCCAGATGCTCTGAATCCCTGCCATGGTGGTCAGGGATCACCACGGGGAAGTACGGCGATGGCAAGCGCCATTTACCAATGGAATAAACTGCCATTTTTTCAACTACCCGATGCTGGAGCACATCAGGTATTGCATCCGAATATCCGTTGAAAGGCTCACCTTCTTCCTCTGCCTGATCTTCCAGTTTTGCCGCCTCCACCAGCAGTTCAGAGTAACGCGCAGTACCCGGATAAATAATCTCACCTTCTGCCATCATCCAAACTTTGCGCTCCTCAAATCGCAATGATCCGCCCCAGCGCCCATGGGCCTTACCCTGGTGGTACACAACAAGATCAGATGCATTGTCTGAAACAAAAAAGCACCCATCAAATACAGGAAGCCCTTTAATCAATGCCCCCTGACCTGCTGCCAAAGCGCGTGCCGCCTCTTCAGGGAGTGACCGGTCACCACCAGCTTGTTTCTCGTAGTTAATCACTGACTGCTCTTTCATTGCTTCAGACATGTCAATTTCGCTACTCCAGTCACTATAAAGTTCTGAATCCTCATTAACGTCAATTCGCCACGTTGAATAAGCAAAATGCCCGGCGCTGATGGCCTTAATCAAATCAGAAGGACGGCTTTCGCCGCGCTTTGCACCTCGAAGAAACTCGCTAATTACCTCTTCTGGCTCATGCTGAACTGGGTTATTCCCTTGATAGTCAGTTTTAAAAATTGTCGCACCGGCATTAATCGTTGCATTTAACCCATCCAGCCGAGGCTGCAGTTCTGCCAGCTTTGACTCGTATCGTGCAGCAGCATTTGCCCCCACTTTAGGGTTGGCAAGGCGCTCTCTTAAGCTGGCGCGAGCACCCATCACCCCCATCAACTCACCCAGGTACTTACCGACCCAAGAGACGGGTTGCTCATAATCGCTTAAAAACTGACGTTGTTTCTGAATGGTATCCAGGTTGATGATCTGTTTGTCTCGCTTGGACTTTGCACGATCTTCGGCCTCTTGGGCAGCCTGGGACTCTTGCAACTTTGACTCACCATCACGGTCGCCCATAACATCAATCAAAGCTTCCATTTTCTCTCGACTCATGCCGCCAGAAATCTCAATTCGATCATCCTTCCCCGATTGATCCATCAACGAATCAATCCAGTTGGATTTGCTATTGACCAGTGTGCGCTTTGCACTGTCAAACGTACCGGAAGCATCGTAGTGGTAAACGGTCACATTGCTGGTGGCATTCCCCTGACGAACACCTCGGCCATTTCTCTGAGTTAGCGAGTCTGGAGTCCAACCGATAGTCAGATGATGCAGCGCCTGCGTCCCTTTTTGTAGGTTGATACCGACTTCGATCTTTTGATTGCCGATAACGACATCAAACTTACCGTCATTACCGGTTCCGTTGAATCCATCCTGAACAGCCTGAATAGCTTCTGGAGAACTGTTCCTCTGGCCAGTGGCGATGACAATTCTGGAAGATGACAAACCAGCTCGGCTGACCAAAAGACGTTTGATTTTATTGTGCATCGACAGAATGTCGCAGAACACAATCTGCTTAGCCCGAGACACCCGTTTGCCTTCGGCATCAACTCCGCGAGGACTGGCTGCTTCGCGCTGAAAATTATCAAGGAAGGCAGCCAATTTTGGAGGGACTGAAACATCCAGCTCGATTTTCAGCTTTTTAGCCATGGCCTCCAACTTATCTTGCGTCTTCCAGTCCGTTGAGTCGATACAGACAGAGGAGCCGTTCTGCCAAGCCTTTACTGGTATTTTGTACAGGCGGCCAACCACTTCGCCATCTATCCGCCGGGCCTTGACGCTGGTGGCCTCATCCTCCGTTGCGTTTGGCCCAGGACGATCTCGTTCTTCGGATGGCTTTTTCTTGTTCCACTCTTCCGCCAGCTTGGTTGCCATATCTTCATTGGCAACGTGATAGCGAGTCATGCGCCGATCCAAGTCTGGATCGACCACCAGCAATGTCATTTTGTTAATGAGATTAAATGGGTGGGCCACCAGCTCCATCGGCTCACCAAAGTACTCAGAAACCTCGTTATACGCATGCTCACTGCCGCCAGCATCGTCTTTTTCTCGCATGGTATCGGCTGCGTAGCGATAGGCGTCCTTGTAAAGCTGCAGGCGCTCATTTGTTGATTCAGACAACTCAACAGACGTTGCTGTCTCTTGAGCGTCAGGAACATGTATCTGGTTCCCGACATCTTCTGAACTTTTAACCGTGGCCACCTGGTGCAACATGCTGCGAAGCATATCGACGTTATTCAAGCCTTTGAATACGCGCATGGAGCGGTATTTGCCGTCAATCGTCTCCTGATCTTCATCTTCGATGTCACAAACGGCAAACATAAAATCATCAGCCCCAGATATGCCGCCCATCATGTCATTGACACGCTCATGCCCATAGGCCAAAGCCAGCATCGAGTAGATTTCCAACGGGCTGTTGGTCAACGGCGTTGCCGTCAACGGAATCACACCGTCACCAGCAGCACTCAATCCTCGGATGTACCAGCATTTAGCTTGAGCATCCAGCCCGCGCTTGGCAGGCTCGCTGATCGATAAATATTTTGCTCCAGAAAAATCAACAGTCGAGGATGAGTTCTTAAAACCATGAGCCTCATCAATCACAATCGAATCAACGCCCATATCTTCAAGGTATGGTGCAGCAGAGCCTTTGCCTGACAGAATACTGAGAATGGTCTTGGCTTTGCCTTTCTTGCGCTCATCCTCTTTTTTGGATTCAGAATCAGCAAAAGAAGCATCAACGGTGCGCATATAACGCTCAAAGCCCTCAATTGAGTCATCACGCAGAGGGATGCGCTCAAACGCCTCGAACGTCATGAATATTTTGGAGTGCTGATTCTCAAGAATGATGTTCAAGTCCTCATCATAAAGGCTCGAATCCACATCAAATTTTCCACTGCCCTTTTCTCTCAGGCCAACAAACAAACACCCCTTATTACTGGCATAAGCCGGTGAATCCCCCTTTTCAGGGTCACCTCGAACTGCCTCCTTGTGCCAATTGGAAAGAACCGAATTGGGTACGACAAAGATGGTTTTCTTTTTGACGCCCATAGACTGCACATATTGCACAGCCATTAACGCACTGAACGTCTTGCCCAGGCCGGTACCGAACGCATTGATGCCCGCAAAATCACGCCCAATTTTTCGCGTCCAGGACGACTGATACCCATGGGGTTTGAAATCCGGGTGCAGACCTGGAACCTGAAGTGGCGTTTCATCATCAGCCTGACGAAAACGCAGTTTTGCAGGGTCTGACATTTGTTTTTCGAGGCGGGACAGTACTTTGGGGCTGGACTTTGACCAGCTATTAAACTGCTCATTGGCCCGCTTAAGCATGTCACGCAATTGTTTAATGGCCGCTTTGTCATCAATAGACAGCTCTGCTCCACCCAAGCTGACCGACCCAGTCTTAAGATGGTAGCCAAATCGTTTAAGCAGCTTTTCATAGTCAGTGAGCTTGGAACCCCGAATATCGAAGATGATTTCCTGATCGCCTGTGCGCTCATTTGTGCCAACGACGGCCCGACTATCCACGTAACGACGAAGAAACTCTGCTTTTTCTTCCATGCCCACGTAGGGGCTGAACAGGTTGAACTGGATACGCTCCAGATTCACCTTATCAACACGCTCTGCGGCCAAAGTTTTCTGACGCAACAGCTTGGACTTAACCCGGTCATCAGAAGATGAGGAAACGGCTGTATCTATAGCTGTCAAGAACGCCTGGTAGTTGCCGACATAGTAATCATCAGCGGGCGTACATTGGGTGCCATCATCTGAAATGCACCATTCATCAGACTCCACCGGGTCAAAGGCACCCCCCATGACTGAGCGGGCTTGATCAAAAGACAGCCAGTGTGATTTGTTCTGGTACTGAATCCCATCAACACCCATCTCAATTGACTCAATAACAAGTGCTGACTCTGCAACATCACCCCGCCACAAGGCCGAATATCCCTGCTTTTTCCCCTTGTAATGGTTGCGAATCTCACCAAGCACCTGACGGCCAAACCCTTTCAGCTTAAGCCGCTTGGCCTCTGTGTGATGGGCCAGCATGGCTTTTGAAAGCTCGGGATATTCTTGCAAAAAGTTGGTTCCAGAGCTTCGGCCTACTTCATCCAATATCTGTCGTACAGCCGCCCCTATCAGCACAGGACGCCATGAACGCTTTTTATCAGGTGAACTCAAAAAGTCCAGAGCGCTGTTGATGCTGGCCAGCCAGCCAGGAATGAACAGCGACTGGCTGGTGGCGTGCATGTAGTCCACCAGCTTAACGGCATCTTTCAAGGTGACGTCAGATTCAAATGCCGAATAGGCATCCTTACAGCGCCCCAGCAACTGCATCATGTCCAAATCACTGGAGGAGGAATCGAGAGTGATCCACTCGCCGTTACGATACTCCAGTGTTTGGCCACCATGAGCCAGAGTATCGCCATCCCGGTACTCGATGGGCATGGTTTCTGCTGATTCAAGCAACCCCCAATCAATCCGGGAGTCAGGCAGCTTGCGCAACAGGTTTGCAATTTCCGGGACAGAAGCGTTGTTTTCAACCCGATCAACATCGCGGTATTTTTCAGGGTCTTTGGCCTTGAAATCTCCCAGGACGTGCGGCGAACCTTCTGGCGTTTTGAAGTAATCCCCATCAATGTAGCCCGACCACAACACCTTGGCAGCAGATAGCAATGCAGGGTCTTGCTCCAGCAGTTCGGTGATTCTTTCTGCGCTATCGGTGCCAAATTTACGGAAAAATATCACATCCGTAATTGTGTCAGCCGCTGCCGCCCCAAACACCTTATTGGGCAGCCGATAAGCACCCAAAAACTCCGCTTTAATGCTTGCTCGCTCACGCAGTTTACGATCAGAGCCGCCTCTTGCCGTTGTACAACGCGGCGGCACGATGAACGCGGCCAGGCCGCCCGGTTTCAGCTTATCCAGTGAACGCAAGATAAAATAGGATTCCAGCGTTTCCTTCTGGTACTTCTTGTCGAGTAGCTGATTACCACCCCGATCAGCCGTAGTACCAAATGGCACGTTGGTTACGACCGCATCGTATTGTTCATCTGGCGTCGCCGCCGCTACAGCTTCAAATGGGCTGATCGTGGTGGTATAGGTGTCCGAGTTATTCAGTAATGCGTTGATTGACCCTGACGTACCATCAAGTTCAACAGCATCAACGGCTGCATTGCCTGGGGCTGTGGCCCCAAAGACACCGGTACCGGCGGACGGATCAAGCACTTTACCACCAGCAAACCCCATGTCTTTCAATGCATCCCACACACCCGCTGCAACAGGTGTTGGAGTGTAATACTCGTAAGCACTGCCCTTTTTACCATCATCACCAATCAAAGCACCGCCATTGCCGGAGTATGCAGCCAGGGTTTCTCGATATTCTTCTGTCAAATCAGACTGTGACAATTCACCCGCATTGAAGCGTGTAACAATATCGACTGCGGCTTTATTGGCCTTCTGTCGCTTGCCGCGAGACTTGATGTTTTGGTGGCCATATACACCGCTGTCACGATTAGCTGATGGTGTATCAGACCCATAAACCCCAGTAAGCAATACACGGATCTGATTGGCTCTTGAGATAAATTTCAAACGCTCCAAAGCCGTTTTCATTTCCACAAGCAGGGATTGTTTTATCTCTGCAAGTTCGCGCACGAGTTTCAGTCGTTCAATCGCATTGAGGCCATTTGCCTTATCTAAGATCATCCTTTCGGCTCCTTACTTCATCTCAGCCGTGGCTTTAAGCATCGCGTCTTGATAGGCATTCACTGCCTGTTCAAATAGCTCTCGAATATCTGGATCGTCAGCATTCTGGTTGTAGATGGCTTCCATCTTGTCTGCCAAATCAGGGGAAAGAATGTCGTCAACGGTGCCGTCAATAATGGATTTCAGGAACAAAGCATCAGCGCTAGTGGCTGGCTCTGGTTCTGGCTCTGGCTCTGGTTCTGGCTCTGGTTCTGGCTCTGGCTCTGGCTCTGGTTCTGGTTCTGGTTCTGGTTCTGGTTCTGGTTCTGGTTCTGGTTCTGGTTCTGGTTCTGGTTCTGGTTCTGGTTCTGGTTCTGGTTCTGGTTCTGGAGTAGCCGCTGGGGTTGTGAAGAGGTCAAGGGACTCGATGGCAAATTCACCTTCGCCGTATTCTTTGTCCAACTTCCGGTTTGCCGCATCAATGATCTGCTGAAGGCTGGCAGTCTGGTTATCGCCAAAAATATCGACTGTCTGGCCGCGCTCAGCCTCTTTTTTGACGAACTCCGCCATAGCGCGGAACGCCAGCCCCAGGCGTTTTGAACTGCGGTTGTTTTTATTGATAAACAGGGCCATTGCCTGAACGGCTGGTGGCGTGTCACCAAAAAGACCTTGCTGACTGACAGCCTCTTCAACACTGCGCCCTTCTGACTTTGCTTTACGCACCAAGTTTGTGGCATCAATGATGGCATTAACGGCTTCGTCATTCAGAGACAACTCAATGCCATCAGAAATCTGACTGGCAATGGCATCGGTACCGACAGCATCGGCCTCTCTCGCTTGGATAAACTCAGGTGCAGCGGCATTCAGCGCATGCAGGACGTTGGCCACTTCCGGCTTACTCGCATCCGCTGTCATTTCCAGCAAGCGATCATCTTGATATGCCTTCGCAAAAATAGCGGCTTGAATACGGGAAATCAGGGAACCTGTAGGTTGACCGCTGGTGGTCATGTACTGCGCAGCTTCGGTATCGCCCAGGGACTGAAGAAAAGATGCCACAAAGCCACGATTTGCGGCTGCCAGCAAATCACCATCGTCGGCCAACTTGGACATCAATGCGGCATCCAAGCGGTCAGCATCCGCTTTTGCACGCTCGGTACCGGTCATTGTTAATTTGTCATCCTGATTTGCCTCAATGGCAAACTGGCGGCGGTCAACATCACCAGAACGCACCCGCACAAGTACCGGTTGTCGCATCGCCTTTACTCGTTCCGGTTTAAAGCCAAAGAACACAGCCTCTTCTTCCAACCACTCTCGATACTCACTGGCATGACCAGAACGGTACGCTTCCTGTATCGCCATTGTTCGGCCATTGCCAGACTCAACAACCAGATCAGGGCCAACAATGGGAGCACCGCTATCTGCCCTGGTGGTTTTACCCAGGCTGTCTGGATCGAGAGACTTGGCGGTTTTCTTAACCCAAGCGATTGAAGAGTCACGACCACGGTCTCGCGGCTGGAGTTCTTCAGGATAGTCATGGTTACGGCTGCCATCGATGTCGTGTGATGCAATCAGCTTATCGACCTCCACCAGCTTAAATTTCGTGCTGATTTTCGTACCTTTCGCCGTTTTCACGTTGCTTTCAATGCCGTGATCGTCTAAGTTTTGCGTCAGGTCATTGCCTGAGGGGGGCTTGGGTTGAGCTTCTGGTTCCAATTCCGCCCCATCCCAGTTCGACAATTCTAGGGCCATGACTTCCCCGTCTGTACCAATCACTGAAGCGACGGGGTCTCCACCAGCATCATCCATATTAATGCTGTGCATCTTGTCCGGTCGCTTTGCTCCTTTCGCAAACTTTTTACACAAAATTCTGATAGCACGCTGCCCGCCAAATATTTCAGCCTTGGCCATATACTCATGAATTGCTTCAACTTGTTCGTCCCTGCCATCATCAGTTCTGACTTTTGTGAGCTTGGCGGATAAGGCAATTGCGGGAAGGTGTTGAATGGCAGCTATGCGCTCTTGCTGGAAAGGCTTAGGGCCATCTTTATTGGTACCAGCTGCCATTTTGTTGTAAGCCTGCTTGCTAACAGACCACACCAATTGATCACTTGTTGAAACAGCCCCACCACTCGCCCTCATTGCAGCCTGAACAGCTTCTTTGAGATTTAGAACCACGGAGCCATGGTCAATAACAACTGCAGCCTTACCTGTACTACTGGCATCTTGCTGTTCAGAGTCAGTGCGATCATTCAAGTCATCGGCAACCTGACTGTCTTCCTCCACCAGCTCAACTTCTTTGCGTTCATCAACCAGGCTGTGCTCGACATCAACTGACAGGTAGTAATTGACATCAAAATAGTCCGTCATGGGATCTGAATTGTCCCAGTTGTACTGATTGCCAATGGCCTGCACTTGTTTGATGACGCTATCGACCGGTTTGGAGTGGCGAGAGCCATCAATAAAAGCACCTTGAGAGCCGTTATTGAGGTAGTGAATGTATTCATCAGAATACAGCCGTACATCATCCGGCAGGGCCGTAATGGCAATCCTAATCGACGATGAAGACCCCTTACGGACTGAAAACTTGTAATCTGGCAATGCCGTTTTCAGTTCTTTGCGAATGCGTTTGGCGATTTCAGTGATGTTGTGCCGGTGTTCTCCCAGCTCACCCAATTTTGACCCCATAGCTGGTAATGCCGATTTAGATTTTTCAGCATCTTCAATCGCACGCTGATCGGCTTCAAACTTGGCCAATTCGTAGGCTTTTTCGGCCTCTTTCAATTCGGATTCCAGAGCGGCAACTTCTGCTTCTACAGCAGCAATTCGCTCTTGAGTTTCCTTCGCCCGCACATTCTGCCGCGCAAAGGCTTTCATGTTTTTCTCAGCCAGAGCCATGATGCGTTTGGCCACTTCACGGACGTTCAGATCCGTTCCTGATTCCGGTGCTACAGCAATGGTGATGTCCTTTTTGTTCAGCAGCCACTTCCAACTGATCAAATCATCGTCCTGGGTGATTTTCTTTGGCGTTGTGTCCGGGTTGTGCAAAAAGATGGTTACTGTCTGGCCATCAGACAGCGTAAATATCACCGCTACGTTTGCGGTACCTGATTTGGTAAATGGCTCTGATATTTCAACACCACTCACTTGTAGGTCACGACTTGCACGCCCCATGACAGCCTTCATGGCATTCATTTTTTGTTCAGTGCCTGCAAACGGCACAATCAGGGCATCAAGCGTTAAAAAACCGTCTGAATCCACCAGCACCTCATCCATGGTGACAGCATCAAATATCAGCCCACCTGGGTCAGATTGACGAATTTCGTACAGCACACGATCAATGCTTTGGCCAACAGGGCTGGTGGAGTCCCATGTAATGCGTTTCATGTTTTCGAGACCTTCGGGTGGGAGTTTTTTGGCAATGGCCGGAAACGTCAGGTCTGCGTTTTTAAGCCACCACTTGAATTGAGACAGGGAGAGTTCGACGATGGATTGAAGTCCATTCCAGCCTGGTGCATAACTGGTCTGATATGCAGAGACAGCGCTATCTTTGTCCGAGAAGAACAGCATGACCTTGTGCTCATCAAAACGGCCATTCACAAACTGGTTGATGATAAACACCCGGTCGGAGCCGACGTACAACCCCAGGAACACATCAACTTCGTCCCCGTCCGCGCCCTTTGTGCCTTTCAGATAACCGTAATGAGCGCCCATTTTGCAGCACCAGCTCTCACCATTTCGGTCGGTACCGGTGCGATACGAATTACGCGGCTGTTCAATAGCGAATTCCAAACCGGCCAAGGTGACATGGCCCTTTGCGTAATTACCGGCCTTTAATTGGCCTTCAGATGGTTTGGGCTTGTCATTGGCACCGAATGCACCGGACTGTGCAGCCTGTTCCAGCGTTGTCAGCAGATCAGCATCAATCACACTCATGACTCACCGGCCTTGAGCGCTTTCGTGGCTTCCTGAATCTCGGCAATGGACGCCTTCAGGTCGTCCCGCTTCTCCACCAGCTTAGCTTCGCGGCTTTTCCGGCTGACTGCCATGCCCTTGGGGACGGCCACCTTGGCTTTTGCTAGGCGCTTTTGGAATGCGGTGCGACCAGCATTCAGCTTTGCTACGATTTCGCCCACAGCGGCTTTGTGGTCATCTTGAGATCGTACCGGAAGCTCACGACCATTCACTTTTACCTTGAAAATATCCCCTGGCCGCTTGATCAGCATGGTGACAGTCTGCGAATCCGCAAAAGTGAAGTGTATTGTTCGGTAGCTGATCCCTGATGTTCGCCGGATTTTGTCATCGACCTCGATCTCGATGGTCTCGGCTCCCGCGCTGGCGAACAGGCGCTGAATTTTCTTCAGTGCCTTGTCTTTATTTGATAAATCATCGAACGAGAAAAGTAGCTTTTGGCTCATGTCATCCCCCAGTTTTGCTAACACATATTGTGAGCAATCCAACAAGGGGCGACCGGCCCAGGTTTCCGACCGGAGTCACTGGCTTAATCGGCGGGTTTTTCTCCTTCCTGGGAGAAGTTGCTGGCAAACATGGCTGCCACGGCATTGGACAAGGCAGTGACCGCATTGGACTGGGTGGGAGACGCCTTCAGGATTGCGGCATGAATCTTTGAAGATTCGACCTTGTGTTTGTGTTTTCCTGTTGTTGTATCCCAGCTCCCGGCCCAGGCCGTCACTTCCTGATCAATGCCCATTCCAATCGCCAACAGAAATCCATGGCCTTTTCCATGGCCGGTTGCGGATATATCGGCAAATTCCGTGGTGATTGCCGTGGTCATGGTGGTGGGAGTTGATGGTATCGCTGCTACCCATCCGGCATCCAGAGCCGCTGACAACCGGCTGGCCATTGCCGAGTTCTCATCAATTTGGGTTTTGTATCCGCCTTCAACAGTGAATTTAACCGGGAACAGTTCGGATCTAATATCGTCCACACCAGGGCTTGGCATCAGGTACCTGCCGTCACGGTGGCACTACCTACAGGGTGGGCCAAGCCGGTAAACGCACACGCATGAGTCTGGCACACCACCCCACCCGCCTTGCCGCCATTCAGCACCACCGTATTCCCATCTATCTTGGCAGTACCGGCTGCCTTAATGGATGCATCACCACCAGCATCCACAGATGCATTACCACCAGCGGCTGCGGACACATTGCCATCGGCATTAACAGAGGCATCACCGGTCGTGTTAACCGTCACCCCATCAGCATTAATGACAACCGAATGCTGCTTGTCGGTTGTGATGAGCTGCAAGGTGTTATCGGCCAACAGTTCGATATTGGCATGCTGGAATCGCCGCCACTCTGTTGAGGCGCTGGTGGTTGGGTTTCTGGCACCGGTGATGATCGGGTACCGGGAATCACCGCCAATAAACTCCAGCCAAACCGAATCACCGGCCTCAATGCGTATTTCCGTGGCCCTGACATCGTGAATGCTGCGATCACCAATGGGGTATTCAATTTCCGCCAGTGGCAGCACATCACCACCATCCGTTAACCCTGGTATCTCAACCCGGCATTGCCGGTGTTCCGGAAGGTATTCTTTTACAATACCGGGGTAACGCCCGGCCATTACCGTCATTCGATTGCTGTTATTGCTCATGCAAGTGTCCCCAGGAATAGGCGACTGGTCTCGCTTTGCTGGCCTTCAGTCGCGTTGTAGGTATGCACCACGGTGATGGCTACCATTGGTTCACCCATGGATGTGCTGAACAGATCACCGGCAGCCAGGCGAATATCAAACCCCACAGTGACCGGGGCACGATTGATCAGGGACTCCCCCATGTTGTTTAGGGTTTGGATGGTTTTGACTGGGGAAAATACGACAGACCTGTCTTTGTCTCGATTGCCAAACACCACCAGTCCATCGTCTCTGATTGAGAAGTGCGCGGGGATTGTGTGTCTCTCCAGTAGTCCACTTTGCGTATCAAAGGAACCTGTCAGAGAAATAAACGATTTGGGCGTCTGCCTGAACAGGTCGCGGTACCGGAAGAATTCCAGCTTGCCGTTTTTCCAACGCACCACCCCAGCCTCCTCCTGCAACACCTGCCGGATCTGGTAAGACGGTGTCTCACCGGCCAGGCACGTAAAGCGTGGTACAGGGAAATCGGCAGCTACCGCACGGACAGAGGCACCAGCGGCACGATAAATACCCGCCAGAGTTGCGTCTTCCTTGATGATTGCCTGACGCCGGGTAAAGGCAATGGGCAGGCACGCTTTCAGCAAGGCAGTGAGCCGCACGCCCTGCTCCATCCGGTCATTCCGCACGGTACCAAGGCTGATTTTTTCACGCTTGACGATCTGCATCTCTTCACCGGACATCAACGTGATGGCCCGGCCCTGACGCGTCAGGCTCTCGATTTCCGAAAA